TTCTGGGTAGCACTACGTTGTATTGCAGCCCTGTTATCTATGTATAATATCTCACCAGAATATTTTTTAACTTCTGGTTGGGCAACACCCTCAACAAAGTTTTGGCCTAGTTGAACTTTAGCAGTTCCTACTGTAACTTCAGTTGCTGGATTACCTCCAGTACCAAAAGATGTGTCTATTCCCACATTAGGCCCACCTCCACCAGTGATTCGATATTTAGTACCACCACTTAAAGGCCCTATTTGAGAGGTAAAGTCCACCATTCGGAATCCATAAGTTGAATTACCAATTCCAGTAGGTGTATATAATTTGAGAACACCAGTTGATGAATCCCAATTTGCAACGTATCCAACTGCGGTTGATCCAACACCAACTGTTTGTGATACAGCTGTATCAACATCGAATGTTACATCAGAAATATTACCTCCACCCTCAGCTATAAGTTTTAGTGAAGTTAACGAAACTGCACTAGATTTAGTAAGATTTGACCCAGCAAGATTCTTAGGGTTCTTTACTACTCCAACTCTAGCAAAATCATTACCAACAATAAAGTCTGGGTTTGATACATCATTTTCAAATCTTGAATACAATAAAACTCTAAACGCACCTAGTTCTTTATACACATCAAAACCATGTCCGCCTGGTGGTGGAATAATAACTTCAATGTTAGCTACAGATGTTGTAGCACCACCAACAACCGACAATCCAGATATTGGGCCACCAGTTTCAGTGCCTGGAGCGCCAGGATAGAATTGAATAGTTCCTCTCGTATATCCAGTTCCACCATTGGTAACTGTTACATCAGAAACTTTACCTTGAGAGTTTACAGTAACAGAAACTTTTCCTCCTGTACCATCCCCTAAAATGGGAATATTGTTAAATGTAGTACCAATGGGTTGATACCCATCTCCAGAGTTTAAAATAACAGCGGTTTCTATCTTACCATCAACTGCGTTATTCTTAACATCTGTATTATCTCCAACTCCCCAATCATTAGGAACTGGCATAAAATCAATAGAATCAAACTTTATAATTTGTGATGGTTTGATAGTGTAAAGGTATTTCCAAATATATCCATCACCAGATGTACCAGCAGCTCTTGGCTCTAGATCAACAAAATTTGGTTCATCTAAAGATTGTCTACCTTGTGGGTTATCTGGACTTTGACCATTATTAATACAAAGATAAACTTTAAGATCACTATTTACAACATAATATTGTGCATCATATAGATTAGTGGAAGATGTCTTAGGACTCTGATTCTCTCTAGTATATCCATTCTTATACATTTCATATACTGTACCAGCTGTCCAAGTAGTTTTTTTAACCATTCTTTGAACATCATCAACACTTATCTTTTTAAGACCAAGCATGGTATCCCATGCATCATTATATTCTTTAAATCCATCCATAGGTGATGGAGTATTTGTATTCCAGTCAGCTTGGCCATAGCCAGCTGTGGTATCTTGAGAATTTGGTAGACCTATAAAACTATAATAATTCTGCGATGCATCTTGTACACCAGCGACAAAGTTCGCAGCATTTAATATTCTAAATTGATCTGAAATAATCGCAGGCATTTTATTAGACTATTTTTGTTTATTTATGAGCTTTGGTCAAAGTTACTGTAAGTTACAGCTAATGGATTGATACGTCTGACCAATGACGAGGTTGTTACACCAACATAACCATTAAGATTATTGGAACTAAATGATTTTGGACTAGATGATCTTGTTATATTTGTCAATTTACCAAAACTATAGTAACCTAAGTTTGTCCCAGAGGCTGTAGTAACAATACCAGAAGCATAAGACTTGACATTACATGCAACTTTAACAGTATCTGCATTAACGTTGGTTACTGTTTCAACCTTATAGATATTATCTATCATTGTTGTTCCTTGACCAACGACATTTGAATCCTTATCAATTGATGTTGGCCCAGTTCCAGCAGTACCAACTCTTGAATTATATACAACAAAGTAATCACCAACAGAAATTGTGCTTCTTGCAATATTTCCAAATGCAGCTTGATTAAGAAATACATCTGAATCTAATGTAAGTTCTATAGCGGGTAAACTGTTAGGGCCACTCGCTTTATATTCAGCAGTAGTTATAACTCCATAGTCACCAGATATATTTACTGTATTACATTGTTCACGAGTTATGGTTTCTTGACTTAACAATACAGTTGGATTTGTGTTAGCTGTATATCCAAATCCACCATCAGTAACAGTTATTGCACTAATAGTTCCACCAGCACCAATTGTTGCGGTTGCGGTTGCACCAACTTTTTCATAACCACTCCACACAGGAGTTGATCCATAACCAACTGCAACCATTTTATTATCACCATATACCACTCCATTTAATTGGAATCCAATAGGAGTTCCTCCAGCAACAACATGTTTTTTAAACCATGTCGAACCATCAATAGAATTCATAGCCATTCCAGCACCACCTACAGCTAACCAAACATTATTTTCATAGTGGACACTGTTTAACTGGAATGTGCCACCAGCTGATACAACAGACCAATTATTTCCGTTATCTACGGAGGATATGATTGTCCCTGCAGCTCCAACCGCAATCCATTTATCAGAACCATAAGCTATACCTTTTAAATTAGTGGTAATGGATGTGGTAGTTACACCAGACCATGTTTCACCATCTATTGATTTGTAAATTGATCCTTGATTACCAACAGCAATAAACGTACCGTCATGATATGCAACATCATGAAAGTCTTGAGATGCAAATTTATTAGATATAATAAATGATGTTGTAAGTCCCGATAGGCCTGGTTCTGTGTAAAGGATAGTTCCACCAGCACCAACCACAACAACTCTTTCATGTGGTGTAGTTGTACTAATACCAGTAAGTGCATTAGGAAATATGTATGACCCTACAGCAGCTGCATTTAAACTCTCTGATATATTTCGTGGTGTGTAACTTGGAATGAAACCAACTTGTTTTCTTTGGTAGATATTAGTACCTGTGAAACTTGAAGCTGCGTTTGTACTTCTTGCAATCGTTCCACCACCACCTACAGCCACAACCTCAGATGATAATCCCACTACACCCTTGAATGTTCCAAAATTTCCTGTTGTTGAAACAGTCCAATTATTTCCGTCTGTGGATGTATGAATACCAGAAGTACTTCCAACGGCTACAAACACACCTTCAGGAATGTAATCAATATCATTAAACCTTACATCCACAGGTGTAGTTACCCTGTTCCAAGTTCTACCAACTTCTTCAATTAGAGGAATAGTTTCAAAACTTGTAGTGTTTATTCCAGAAGGAAGTCTGTTAAAGTTAGCTATTGATACAGTAGGAGCGTTTTGATGTCCAGCACCACCTTCGGTAACAGTGATTGAAGTAACTTTACCACCTGTAGAAACATTAGCTACTGCTCTACCAACACTTATATCCTGTGTGTTAACAAATTCTATTAAGCCTGGAATTGTATCGTTACTTGTTCTATTATCATAGGCACTAAACAATGGGAAAGCATTATCAACATAAGTCGTACCAGATGATACTCCAACGTTTCTGATTAATCTTGCATTGGGGAAAAAATTAGCAGCTTGTAATGCTCTATCTTTACCAACAGTAACTCCATCAACAATCAAGTCTCTGTCTTGTTTTTTCCATGAAACAACTCTAAGTAAACTAGGATTTGTACTAATCCCTCCTCCTCCATAAGAAGGTGTCTCTACTCTACTAACATCAGTTAAGTCAGATATGACACGATCACTTTGATTTGGAACCTGTAGGT